TTCTGGGCAGCGTTAAAATTTTTCCCATCTTTTTTCGCCTGCTCCCACAGTCTATCTGCTTTGGCTTTCTTTTTAGGATTTGTAAACTGAGACATTAGGTGAAAAGCTGAATAGTTATAGGCTCTGCTATGAGATCTATTAAAAGCTCTTTTAGCAGCTTTATATCTAGCTTTTGAACTTGTATAGGAGTCTGGCACAGCTTTTCGATGCCCCCATCTCATCCCAGGAACTCCATAATGGTAGAGTTCATCATTTCTCACTAATCTGTATTCCATAAATATCACCATAATTTAGTATCACCAGGAGAACGCTCAATCGGTTTAGTAGATATCAAAAAAGAACCGTCGCCATAATGAATGGCATCGTGAGTTTCCTTAGATACACATACTAAATAATCTGGGTTAAGAAGATAGTCGGTTGCATCCTTAATATCTTCTAAACTGATAGGATTCATATGATGAACATAAATTCGTCCCGGGATTTCTCTATCAAAAATAGCCAGGTCACATCCTCGGTCTCTGGCTATTACAAAATTACGCGTTTGCTTCCATTCAGTTGATCGATAAAATTTCTGGTTAAAATATCGATCAAAACCGAATGTTTCTTGCCCTACTTTGCCATCAAGTTTCAGATATTGAAACCTTTCTTCGAAGGTAGGTAGGATTAATAGATGCTGATATGTTCTCAACATTTTTATTTGCGTTTAGCTGCGGCTTTTCTATCCTTATATTCGATTGAACCGACTGACTTAATCGTGGATGTTCCAGCCCATTTTGATGTATTAAAGTTACGCATATCTCTCTGATCGCGATACGCCTTGACGCCATAGCCGGCAGTCGCAGCATAATATCCTACTGCACCGATAGTGTTAAGCATTTTAGCCGCCTTATAATGACCAGGTCTAAGTACTCCGGCATCGTTCAGATCTTCAAGACGCTTATTTAAATGCTTATATAAAGCATCATAACCTTTCGTAGCTCCGATTGAGAGAATAAGAGCAGTTCTCTTGCTACCGGATATCGTCTTGCCTTTTGCCGCGAGCTTAGCACCTCTATCAATAGACGCTACATTTCTTTCGTTTCTTTTAGCAGATCTTACTCGCCCCTGTAATTCGGCGATTCTGAAATCATTATTCGGTTTGTTTTTGTTTGCTTTAGCTACATCTAAACGACGCTTAGCCTCACCGGTTCTTATTTTAGCAACATTCCTCCTCGAGGTATCATTAACGTCAAGGTCAAGAGCATAACGCTTTCTTCCGGCTTTTGTATATGAGCCATCTTCGTTCTGATACCTACGAACACCCCACTTCATACCTTTTACGCCGTGGTGGTAGAGTTCGTCACTGTAAATTATTCTGTAAGTCATGAATAATCCTCCTAATAATGTTCTTTATACCGCTTTTTCGCCTTAGCGATATCTGCCATTTCTCGAACGATTTCTTTACGGGAGAAGTCTTTGTTCTTTGCTTTTGAATAGTAGTTCATTGCCTCTTCCAGTCTCTTGTCGGCTCGAGCGTCAGATTCTCTTGAGTAATTCATGAAAGATTTTTCAGCATTTTTATAAATGTCATGCTCCCACTTATTGCCTGGCTCATTCTTTCGAACGTATCCAGCTAATAGTTTGTATCTGTCAGATTCATTCGCCTGGATGCGCGCAGTATTACGGCTCAGATCAGCAAGCTCCATACGCTGTTTTCCGAGCTTGGCATACTTCTTGCCGAGCGAAGTAACCGCTTCTCCTTGTAGTTTATAAACCTTATAGCCTCCATAGGCGGCCAGTGCAGTTCCAGCTACGGCAACTCCAATTTTCGCGGCCTTCTTAATTCTGGCTTTTCGTTGTTCAGGCGAAGCTGCTCCTCGGCTGTCGGTATTCTGTCTGCGCCCAGCAGAAGTCTTGCTTTGTCTCCTAACTCCCCACTTCATGCCTTTGACACCATGGTGGTAGAGTTCATCGTTTCTTATTATTCTATATTCCATAATTATTTACCTTATACATTTGTCCACGATTGTTTGTAAAGAATCTCCAGGGCGAACTACCGAATCATCGAATTCTCCCCAATATAATTTTGGATGATTCTGAACATCGCCGAACTCACCATTCCGATGACGCTTTGCTATATCCTTTTTTATTTCCGAAAAAGAATTAAATTCATGCAGTCCCTCGTGACCACCCCAAGCATTTTCAAACCAAACAGTCTTGTTTCCCTCCTTGTAATATACAAAAGAGTGGGTTGTTCCGCCTTGATTTGTCATCGGGTTTGCTTCGATCAGGAATGCAGCCTTTGGGTTTTTCCCAATCTTTCGTAACTCCGAGAGTTCATACATTACCTGATCGTGACAATTTCCACTTTTAGATCTGGCGACTTCTCTTGGTGATTTAAGTGGGTGATCCGTAAAGTCATAAGAAAAATGTTTCATCTTGGTGCTTAAAGATTCCACCATTCTTTCTTTTCCAGTCTGTCCAGACTTTCTCGGAACCATAGAATAAGGCTGATATCTTCGAACCCCCCACTTCATACCCTTAATGCCGTAATGTATCAAATAGTCACTCATTTTGAATTCTATTCAAAGGCTTCCTTGTTAGCCTTGTATGCAATGTAAGCATCCATCATGGCCGCGACATTATCTATCTTAGCTTCGCGTCTCTTCTTAAGAAGTTTGCGGTTTCCATTATTGTCCTCGACAGTTATGCAGTTTCCCATAGCGAACATCATAAGCTGCTCGTCGAAAAGGAGCATTCTCTCTTCCGAGAGCTTCTTAAGTTCTCCCAATGGAACTGATTCCGTCTTAGAACCCTGAGGAACTTTAACAATTCCAAATGGTCCATTCTCTGTCTCCCAACGTTCTACAAACTCTTTTGCGTTATATGGGTCGAAACCGAATGAACGGACATCATAGTCACAATCGATAATATGACGATCAAGATCTTCGTAAACTTCCATCATGTCAAGCACCGTTCCATCGAGAACTATAAGACTTCCTTCATTCAGAAACTCTTCATACTTGAGCCTTGTCGCCCCAGGTAGTTTCATCATCGTAAGTGAAGTGATATAGCTCCGGGTCTTGATTCCAAACTTACCGTTTCCAAGTGGAAACAAAAAAGTAAACGCACAGAAGTCGTCTCCCTGGGAAAGGTCGGCACCAAGTGCGCATGGCATGGACCAATAACTTCTTCTTCGGTGCGGGAGTGTCTCCTCGTATGTGAAGAAGAATGTATAGCCTTCCATGGGAATACCAAACCTTTTGGCAAGAATGTCATTTCTGGCAGAAGGAGCGTGTTCAGCTCTTTCTACGTCAAGAAGATATGTTTCATAGCTTACGGTTTTGCCGAGATTAGGATTTGCTTTAAGCCATATAGATGGATCTTTCTTACCCGCTTCAACTTCAGAAATATCATCTAATCTGTAATACCAAATGGAAACGTGAGGATTGTAATACTCGCCATTAAGAATATCCTCAATCTCCATCTTGATAGTATCTCCTATACCATTTCTTACAGTACCTTCGGAACTTGTAAGAATAATGAGATACTCGTCATTCTTCGATGCGCCCTGCTCGATAGCACCAATTACATCCTCTCTAACATCCCCGGAAAGCCATTCGTCAATGGTTGCTATCTTGTCTTTGTACCCCTGATTCTTATCTAGGCTCATAGGCCTTATAACAAGACTGGAATTTGTAAGGAAATTTTCGATACCTTTCTTTGTGGATGCAAGCTTTACACGGTTAGCTTTGCTGCCGGTTGTATTATGGATGTTTCCTTCTGTAAGAAATTGGAATAACGGCCCTCGTGACCTTATGATTGCAGTACGTATAGGAGATAGTACCGTTTCGGATTGGGCCATTGTCGGCGACGTGGTCATTTGCTCTGTTGTAGATCCGTCACAAGTTAAGAAGTAAGCGTGAATCGCAGAGTCATACATAGACTTGGCCGCACCACGAGCTACTATAAGATACTGTTTCTGAGTTAGACGTTTCTTGATTCGTTTTCGAACATACCTGCCGGGCTTTCCGTCTTCCCCTGGCTCATAGACACTTCTTTCAACAAAGTAATACCAGCAGAAGACTTGCTCGGCCCAAAGTTTGAATGAATCAAGAAGAGCCATGTCCGAGCCATCTGTCAGAGTAAGTTCATTATTACAAAAAGCGACAAAACCATCCATGGCTTTGTTGTCGTAGTAAATTCCGGGATTTCTTATAAGAGCGTCTATTCGATTCATCTCTTTTGAGATCCATTTGTTGACTGGGACCTCGCCCCTCATTACGGCTTCCCGAAACTGGCCATAATAGTAAGGGGTCGCCGTATTAGATAGGGACATAAATTTTACTCCATTTTGAAATTCTAGAAGATGTAACGGCAGCCAGCAATAGGATTAAAACTCCAACCACGATAAATCATGCGGCCATCTATAGCGGAATGCTCTAAGTACTTTCGAATCTGGTCTATATCATAGCCAGCCTTCGCCAAACTTCGAATCATGTTTCTTGTCTCAGCGTCTCTATTTCGGAACAAATCACTATACGCCTTATCGCCTTTATTTATTCCTTTATTGCTTGGTTTGCCAATCTTATCTGCAATATCTTTTCCGATATTAGCATTCCCCGATGAACTTCCGCTTGAGGATGACGAACCAGCTCTCGCAATAGTATTCAAGCTTTCGCCAATAGCAGAGCCTTTCTTTGCATAGCCTACTGCTTTATCAAAAGCGTCTCCCTCTGGCTTGTTTTTAAGATCTTTTATTTGCTTGCGCAAAACGCCTGCGGTTGAAGCGACTGTACCAATACCGCTCACAGTCTTTCTGAAGTTGTCTGAGCGAATAACCTTCAATGCTTTCTTACCACCTTCAAGACCAGCTTTGGCAATCTTAAATTCTGAAGTATTAGTAATTGCCTTAACAGCTGACACTTTCACAGCTCCTTTTGCACCAAGTACAGCCGATAATGCATTCTTCCCGGCCTTTATAGCTTCTGGATTATTCAGCACTTTATGCCCAGCATACATAGCGCCAACTGCTAATGCTATCTTGGCGGCTTTCGCTGCTTTCCGCTGAAAATTAGGATCACTAAGTTTTGTTTTTGCTCTCGAGTTCACTGAGGGCTTATGCCCAAGTTGAGCGGGGGTTCTACGCACACCCCACTTCATGCCCTTTATGCCATGGTGATATAATTCATTGTCTGAAAATACCGAATGTCTAACCTCGTAATGTTTACTATATAGATCCGGATACTGTTTCTTATAGTCTGCAATGGAATACCATCGTTCCTCATCTGAGTAATCTGATTCAACGCCGGCAACAAATACCTTATTCGTTCCGTAAACGTGAATAGATCCACTTATATATGAGTTTTCTTTATCATCTTCTATCTTCATTTCGTAATCATATAAACGAAGCGCTGATTTATTCGTGTCTGAAGGTTTAAGGATGGCATCGCTTGCATAGTCTATTCCCCTTCGTTCCATACGAAGACACATGTTGCATCCATAGCTAATTAACCGGTCTTCGAATTCGTCGCCATATTCGGCAAGCTTTTGATCTAGGTAAGATTTTCCTTCAGTATTAACTCTCGAAAAGGAATGTTCGTCGAGTTCTCCGTACTTTTTTACAGAATATGTGGATTCTCCCGAACTACTTTTTTCGCCAAGGCTTCTATGCCCCAACTGTTCTGGGGTTCTACGCACACCCCACTTCATGCCCTTTATACCATGGTGCATGAGATAATAATTCTGAGCCATGTGTACCTCCAAAATAAAAAGGAGGGCCACAGAATAACCCATGGCCCTCAAAAATAGTATCCCAATCCTGATCAGTAAGCTTACAAATTGCCCGGACTACGCAGTCTCCTACGAGTCTCTTGTCGGGATTTGGATTGAAATATACAAACATTACTCCTCCCTGTTGGATTCAATCCAAACATTGATAAGCCATTCCTGCTTGTCAATCTCACGGTTAATTGCTTCTGCTGCAATTGAACTAGTTGGTGGGTCAAAACCCATCTTAACTTTGTAATAAATAAATGTTTTACACATATCGATGACTTCTTCGTCTGATCCAAACAGATCACCCCAAGTCTCTGCTTCAGATGTAACCCTAAAGCCTTTAGCCTCTGTAAGACCTAACTGGAATAGTCTATTGATGGCTGCGTTTATGTGTATAACAATATCGGGATCGAAATGAGTATAGTCATCTTCTGGTCCCACAAGTTTTCGAATACTGATAAGAATACTTTCTTCATTGATTGCACTCATTCTGTCTCCTCAAAATCATCTAAATCATCGCCATGACCATTATAGGTGGCGAATGCCTTGATTGCCTTCTCGTATAACTCTTCAGAGCGCTTAGAAGATTC